GACGACCTCGACCGACTCATCGCGATCTTGAGCCGCATGAAGGACGTCCTCCTTAAAGCCGGGGCACGCGTCCAAAACCGCAATATCCATCCCAGCCTCTCCCAACTCTTAGAGCGTGTTTGGAAACATGCGCAACTTAGGCAACGGCGAGTCGCCTGATCATGATGTTGATCATGGCCAGATGGATAATCGCATCAGATGTACTTGTGTTGAATTCATAGTCCTTGCTCATCCGCCGAAACCTTCCCAACCATGCGAAGGTGCGCTCCACGACCCAGCGACGAGGCAGAAGCTTGAATCCCTTGGTGTCGTCGCTTCGCTTCACGATCTCTAACACCCAGCCACATTCTTGTGTGACCCACTCGATTAGCTTACCCGCATAACCTCCGTCAGCCCAGATCAGCTCCAGTCGTTGTGGATCTTCCTTCTTGATTCGCTCGAGAACCGCCTTGGCTCCATCTCGGTCTTGGATCCCTGCAGAATGAACGACAACAGCCAAAATCAGCCCCATCGTGTCCACGAGGATGTGGCGCTTTCGTCCCATGATCTTCTTGCCGGCGTCATATCCATCGATACCGCCTTGCTCATTTGTCTTCGCCGACTGGCTGTCGATGCACGCCGCGCTGGGCTCCGCCTCGCGCCCTGCCTGGACTCGGACTTGCCGCCGCAGCGTGTCGTGAATCTGTTTCAGCGTCCCATCACGCGTCCACAAGGAAAAGTAATCGTAAACCGTCCCCGGGGCAGGAAAATCATGCGGCAAGTGACGCCATGCGCAGCCTGTCCTCAAGAGGTAGAAAATCGCATTGATCACCTCCCGAATGTTCGTCTCGCGTGGCCGTCCACCAAGCTTGCCTCCAGGGATGAGTGGTTCGATGATCGCCCACTCGGCATCAGATAAGTCGGTCTCGTAAGGCTTCCGTTCCGTACGATTTTCCATCGCTGGCCTCCGCCCTGATTGAACTTAAAGTGCCTCCTGCCGGTGATTGTGACTATTTCAGCAAACTTGTCCAGGCCACTCAAGTTTCCAAACTCCCTCTTACAGAATCCTATACTTCTGGACTACGTGCCTTAAGTTTGGCGTATGGGTGGAGCGAAGCGACGCCCACCCTACGACTCAGTAGTCTCCCATGTTCTGCTGGGTGCGGTTCTGATCCTCCATGCGCAGCCTTTGCCAGTTGCCGTGGAGTTGCCGCTGCTCGGCGATGAGTTGGTCGATCCGGGCGGAAAGCTGGGCCATGACCGCCTGGGCCTCCATCAGGTTGACGGTGCCGTTCTGACTCATCTGCAAGACCCTGTCCTGCTGCTTGAGTATCTCGCTGATCGCGGACTGGCTCGGATTGGTCCGGTCCGCCTGGGGCTCGTCCTTGGCCAGCCGCGCCTTCTGGGTCTCGGCCTGCTTGACCGCCTCGTTGGTCTCGTTGACCTGGTCGTTCACACCGCGAACGTTGGCGTCCTCGTCGCGGATGTCTTGCTCTTGCTCGGTCCGCTTGTCCAGAGCCTTCTCGATCCGCTCGCGGCGCTGGAGCTTGCCCATGTCGATCACGTCGTGCGCCTCGTCTGCGGCCGTTCTTTCGTTCTCGCCACGTGGCACTTTGGAAACCATCATGTCGTGGACGTCTGTCTCCGTCAGGGCTCGGGGGTCCCTGGCCTGCACGTCGGCGTTGGCATTTGCGTTGGCGTTGTTCTGGATCGCGGTGAACGCGTGGCCCTCGCCCAGTCCCTGGGTGTCCATTACGCTGGTGAAGTCCTGGGCGGCATCGCTGACGTGCAGGAACTCGCGCCTGCGCGAGAGGTCGGCGTGCCCCCGGCCCTGGCCTAGCGAGGTCGCAAGCTGGGCGTCCTCGGCAATGACCTGTTGTGGCGCCGCGAGATACCGATAGTTCTGGAGACACAGACCCCGCTCTGTTCTTAACTTTTCGTCAGGCAATGTACCGCTCCCTGAGGGCTCGTCCCATTTCTTCGTAAGCTCAGGTGAACGTGAGAGCGAGATCCGATCCGGCGGTGGGGTCCCACTGGTTCGTGATGGTCATCGTCTGCGTGTACAGGTCGTTGAGCGGGAGCTGATCTTCAAAGGTGGTGAAGACTGAGTTGTTGTTCAGTCCAAATGTCACGCTGTGGGTCCCGTTATTGAGCTCGAACGTCACCGCCGTGCTTGTGTATGGGACGGTCCCGGACGTCTGGAAACCTAAGAGTCCCTCGTAATCCGTCCGGTCGTCCGGCGCAGGCACGTAGAAGTTGACCGCCTCGAGCGTCGTGGAGCGGCCGACGAACCGCAACAGGTTGATGAACCGATTCGCCCAGAACCGCCGGGCGAGCTGGTTCCTCGAGGTGATTTTGATTGACTGGAACTGCGTGCGCGCTGAACCTATCGTGAGGCCGCTGGAGGCGTGGACGAAGGTGTAGGGCCCGGACGGCATCTGGTTCGGGCTGTCGGTCGGGGCGGGGAAGACGACCGATGTCGGATCGGTGGAGCTGTCGAACTGGTTACCCTGCGGTGTGGATGCCGACAGATTGAGCGAGAGCGTTGCGGTTGTTGAATCTTCGCTGACGTCGAGGTCCCAGCCGTCGACCTTGCAGCCCAGGTAGACGCGCCGTTTGAACGTTCCGTCGCTGCGCATAATCGCGTGGTAGCAGGCTACGCTGGCCAGGTCCCCGGCGGGTTCGGTCGTGGTCCAGGGGGACGTCTGGCCCGTGTTGATCTGCTGCGCCGCCCACTGCATTAGGAACTGCGATTGCGGACCGGGGTAGAGCTTGGTGATTAGCCGGCCCCTGCACTCGATCTTGTCGGACACGCGGAAGGCATCGATCGCCACGCCGCCGCCGTACGGCACGGCCACCATGACCGGCCTCGGCCTCATGCTGAATACGTTGGCGCCTTCGAGCCGCATGTAGAAGGCGTTTGCGCTGGCGTTCGGCCAGTAGACGGGAGTCGGCGCTGGGGTCTTGTAGGCGGACTCCTGGACGAGGAGTAGGAATTCACGAGCCATTGGGTGCCTCTGTCAGATGTTCAGGTGGAGGCTGATCTCGATCTTGATCTGGCCCTTGCCTGCTAGCCATACGCCGTCCGGCGAGGGGTCGAATGCCGGCTGGCTGAAGAGCACCAGGCCGCTGCGGGCGCCGGTCGTCTGCAGGACCTGGATGATTTGGTTGCGTGTGATGCCGGGAGCGCTGCTCGGGGGGTAGAAGCACTGTGCGATCATCCACCAGAAGTTTGTTAGGTTGGTGACGTTGGTACCTGGCAGGAGGATGTCGCAGTCGATGAGCAGGTCACCGCTCATCGTGTCCGGGGTCCTGAATTGCTCCCCGGTATTCCTAGGCGTCCACCGCATGGCCGGCGCGATCTCGAAGGTGAACTCCTTCGCGTCCTCTGGGTTGCCCCGCCAGGTCCGGAACGACGTCGGCTTGACGATTCGCTGGAACGTCGCGTTCTGGCGGACGATCGTCTCCATGGCTCTGAACACGGCGTCCCTCGGACTCTGCGGGAGATCCAAAGCGTGAGCGCCCATTCAAGGTTGTTCCTTCAAGTGCTTGGTCCTTCGATGGACTGATGACCATGGGCTAATGACTAACCCTTCAATCTGTGATCAGGCCCAGAGCGTGTTCGTCGAGCTGAAGTTGATCGGCACCTCGCCGAATCCGTCGCCGTTGACGTCAATCTCCACCGTGGTTGAAGCGAGCAGTGACTCGGCCTCGAATCGAAACCGGCTCGCCAGCGCGACGTACTGGCCGCTCTTCGTGATCATCGACTCGCAAATCTTCGACAGGGCGTAGTAGGCGAGGAGTTGCTTGATCCGCGGAGTGACGAGGAGCTGGTTCGTCTGCAGGGCGGTGAACAGCCAGCGGTTGGTGAGCGAGGTCCGCCGTCCGCCGCCCGTATACCAGGCGTCCAGGGCGAACCCGTGATAGCCCAGGAGCGACACGTTGCCGCCGCGATAGTTCCGCAGGATCATCTCGTCGAGCCAGTCCCGCGAGTCCGCGAGCTGGTCGTCGAATCCCGTGTTCGAGTCGGGGACCTGGAGGTCATCTATCCACGGCGCGATCTTGCGAATGTCCGTCACGTTGATGTAGGTCGGCCTGGCCGTGAACGAGATACCAGGCGCGGCGATAATCTCGAGCGACGTTCCGCGCGGCAGGAGAGCAGTCGTCCGGGTCGGTGCAAGGCCGATGCCGATCCGGGTGGCGAACGCCTGCAGGTAATACTGGCCCCGCGCCAGGGAGCTGCTGTCCGTGTCCTGCAGGGTCACCTGGTATTGCGCAGTCGTCGCGTTGATCCAGGCCGCCGCCGGAGTCAGAAGCGGCGTCTCGTTGGACCCGGCCCAGACCGTCGCGGAGAGCGTGTCCGTGCCAAGGAAGATCCCGGTGGGGATGGTCCCGTCCGGGTTCTGGACCTGGAAGGGAAAGTCCCGGGCGGTTCCCTGCACGAGTTCGAGTGAAATACCCATGTGTTATACTTCTGTAAGCAGCGCCAATGGCACCCTGTGCTGTTGGTCATGCCGAGTCGTCTCGGGGACCTCCGACAAGATGCGCCTCGAGGCGGCCTTTCTTGTGGTCAGTCCGAGGGAGTCAGCCCACTGGTAATGAGCGTCGTCAGTTCGGCGTCGATGCCGAATGGATCGTCGAGGATCTCGTTCTCGGTAGTGATCAGCACGGACGTGAACTCGTAGGGTAGATAGAGGGGGCCCACTCCCCCACCGTTGGCCGCGCTCGTGACGATGATCGACCCGAGTGTGATCGTGCCGTGTCCGGTCGTGCCGAACCCGCCGGCTCCGGCCGCCGCCAGTCCTGCCAGAGTGACTGTCCCGCTGCCGGTCGAGCCGCCGATGCCGGCGAACGTCCCCGCGCCAGAGACGGTGAGCGCCGCCAGGGTCACGGAGCCGCCGGCGGTCGTGGCGAACGAACCGACGCCCGTGATTGCAAGGACCCCCAGCGTGATCGCGCCCGAGCCGCTGGCTATGCCTGGGATCGACGCTGTGGCGCTTCCAGAGACGGTCAGGGCCGCCAGCGCGACAGAGCCACTGGCCGTGATCGTGAACCCGCCGGAGCCGGCCGGAGAGAGCGAGCCCAGCGTGATCGCGCCGGAGGCCGGCGATACGAAGCCACCGGCCCCTGAGATGACCAGGTGTCCCAGTGAAACGATTCCGCTCGCAGGTGAGACAAAGCCTCCGCTGCCTGCCGCGGTGACCGCTCCGAGGGTGATCGTCCCGCTGGCCGAAGTAGCAAGCGACTGCCACGCCATGGCCCCGAAACCGGGCGTCGACCCGGGCCACGCATTGCCGTTTGCGTCCGCGGTCGAGGTGTCGCCGCTCCAGCCCGTGGCCTCGAACGCCGAGGCCTGCGGTCGAAACCCCGCTCGCACCCAGGGGAGCAAGCCGGTGACCGCCTGGTTGATCAGCGCGGGATTGGCCGCCATCGCGGCCATCGCCCCGGCGACGGTCGCGGTTCCACCGCCGGCCGCCGTACCGCCCCAGGCCGCTAGATTGCGCGTCGACTGGACGAACGACGGGTTCTGATCGGCCATGTCGTTGGCGCCGCAGTAGGCCGTGAAGTTGCCCTGGTAGCCGTTGCCTGCGTAGGTATACGTGTTGCCGCTGTAAGTGCTGGGTTCGTTCGTGTAGCAGTTCCACGAACTGTTGTAATTGGCGTTCGTGGGACTGACCACATTGGATGTGCCGCCGGAGATCGGCTTGGGGCTGTCAAGCCACTTGTAACTCTTGCCGGCTGCCTGCGTGCTGTTCCAGATCAAGTTCGCTTCGACAGCCGCGAACTGGCCCGCCGTACCTTCGCCTCCCCAGCCTTCCATGATCGCCGCTTGGCTGCCTGCGTACAGCGTGTTGTGCAGCACATTCCACGTAGTATTGCCGGAGTCGCCGGTTGCCCCGATCGACCCGGGCGAGATGTTGGTTCCACTGTTGGGGATCGCAATGCAGCGCTGAACGGTGATGGTGCGCGCCGACGATGCGACAGGCTGATAGACTATCAATCCCGTGCCTGTATTGGATGAATTTATGCTCTCGAAAACGCAACTATCGACTGTTATGTTTCCTGCGGCTGGAAGCCAAAGAAAGATCGAGTAGCCATTCACGTAATTTGAGATAATATAATTATTGGCACATGATCCACCGAGCGTCAAGCCAAGATAGG